GGGGAAAATGTCAACCGGGTCGTTCGGTATGGGCGTACCGCTAGCCTGCCACGAATACGACGAGTACCCGACAAGGCCGTCGAACCCCGTAGCCTCAGGGCCAAGTATGGCCTTCGTGCGGGCGGTAGCGGTATTCTTTAGGAAGTGGCTCTCGTCCATAGCTACCACGTCGATAAACTCACCGTTGTCGAGAATGCGCGGCGTCCACTTGGTCGCTAGCTCGTAAGACGTCACCAGCATGTGAAATCTACCGCGCTCCCAAGCTACGTAGTCGTGAATGTTCGTGCCTTTACACAGCCGTAGCTGACGCGACGAGAAGCGACGGAACTCTTTAATCCAATTCTCGCGTAGCATAGCGGGCACGATAACGATACCACGTTCTGCACCTATCAAGTCCATCGCGCGGATGAGCGTGGCCGTCTTACCCACACCCATCTCGTCGTGCAGCCCCGCTCGTTCGCGTTGGGCTAGCCACTGCGCGCCTTCCTCTTGGTAAGGGAATAAGGGTACAGTCATTGCACAAAACGCTTAGCGCAAAATTCCTGCATAACCTTACGCGCTTCGGCGTTAAGCTCTACGTATGTAAGCGCGCCAAGCTCGGTACATTTCTTAGTGAAATTGTCCACGCCGAACTCGTCCATGTACTTAATCAGCACCTTGCATTCGGCTATCGTAGGCAGCGGTCCACCCGCAATAGCTTTACGTACCTGTTCGAACTCGTCTGTAGGCATGATAGGCTTCGCCGCGTCAGCAGCACGCTCGTGAAGCGTGTTTAAAACCTTAGCTTTGTTTTCCCACAAGAAGCGGTCATCTTCCGACATGCGCTGCGCTTCATACAAGTCTTTACAATCTCCGTGCGTGACGCATTCCGGGTATACGTTTTCGACATACCAAAGTTGTGCAGCAGTAATCATCTTAAGCTCCTGTGTCTGCGTTTTTGTATATACCGCGCCACTCGCTGTCTCCGCCTGTGGAGCCTGCGGCGTGCAGTACGTGCTTTACGCCAAAGTGCGCAAGCATAGCCGCTTCCGCACGGTCTAAATTCTTGCCACCCCTAACGCCCCGGAAGAGGTGGCGCTCGTTAGGGAAAATCTCGTCCGCTCTCTGCATGATGGCGTCGTCGTTCGCCTTGGCTTTGCCGGGTACGTTAAGCATCTTTTTCCATGTACCCGGTGGCACGGTTTCGATGGCGAGCCGTGAATGTATGCACGCCATGTAAACGAGACCGACGGTGTACCCGAAGACAAAACCGCCCGCCGCGGATTGCCTAGGCCTTCCGCCCACAGCTTCTATCACGACAAGCTCTACGCCTAAAATTACGGCAAGGTCAAACATGTCCGCTAGGGCGACGGCGTCCACGCGGGCACGTGTCTTCTTACCTATGGGCATCATCCACGTTGGCATGTCCTCTACGGATACAAGGCTAGCGTCTTTTGCGTTACAGATTGCGAGCGCGCCATGCACCCCGGGGTCGATGCCCATAACAAGCGTCACTGGTTTCTCTCCTTCGGTTTAAATTCAAGGGCCATTTCTGCTTTCTCCTTACGAAACGAGTTTTGCTAATTTGCGGAGAACAACAGCCATACTTGTGTGGAGCAGTGCCTCGCTACGGCGCTGACTTAAAGTTAGTTCCTGTGCCCAACGCTCATGCAATTCTGCCTGTTGTCTTAATTCTCTTCTCTCTCTCTCTCTCTTCTGGCGACATTGTTTTCTCCTTACGTTTGCGACGGAATATCTTCGCTGGATGCTTCAACTGTTTTTGATAGTTTTCTGAACTCTTTCCAGAATGTAGAAGTCACTCTTGCCTCTACTGTTGAGAGTTTTTCATCAAGATACTTATCGATATAGGCATTGGTGATCTTGCTTAGTTTTTCGTCTAGAGCATCATCTACTCTCTCAGAAATTTCTTTGAGTAACTTTTGCGTTACTTCAAATTTTGATCCTTGAGCAGCCTTCTCTACAAGGGGGAGAACTTTGTCTTTGACCCCAGAGCCGTAATTGATAGCGTTACTTATACGCTTTTCGATTGTTTCTTCTGTAAGTTTCCGAGAGATTGAAATCGCTAACTGCTCAATAGCCTTAGTGCGAATTTCAATAAACGATGGATCATCCTTGATTAATTTTTCAAGGTCGGGCGCAGATATGTTTATCGATAATTTACTCAATTGCTTTCTCCTTACTGTTCCATAAACCGAACGTAGGCGGCGAAAGCAGCGTGAAACATCTTTTTAGAGCGGGCTTCACCCTCTTGTTCCAAGTCGCTGTCAACTAATGAGCAAGTCCAATCGTCAAAGCGTTGGCTGTATTCCAGCTTGGCTTGAAAGTCCTCAGGCATGTGCTTTAAGAGCCAGTCTGTATCGCTATTGCCATATGGTTTGAACATGGAGAAACGTTTCCATGTGCTTTCGCCTTCTTTGCGGTAGGCTTGCCCAATACGACCATGATCACGCTTGGTTTCGTATCCAAGGTATTCGGCAAGTTCCCACCACTTGTAATCGCCAGCTTCAATCTGTTCGGGTGTCATGTGCTTTCTCCTTACAATTTGAGTAGGTCATCCCGTAGGGAATGCATTTCGTTAATGTCTGGGCGATAGTTCATTCCCGGCGTGATAAGGGCTGTCAGTAGTTTGAACGCTTTCATTTCACGGTCTTGGTCATACTCGCTGTGAGCTTCATTAATGACCTTTTCGACATTGGATAAAAACTTGTAGAGCATGGTTTTGTTCTTAGCGAAAAACACAGTCAGGCTGTCTATTTCCGTCAATGCCATAGCCAGTTCAATACGCTGCGTTTCCGTGAGGTTGTCGTTGTCCAGCACATCCTTTAGGCGGTATTTGATCTGTTCAAAAAGTTCCACTGGTTTCTCCTTACGTTTCAACTGGTCCAATCGCAGCATTAGGAGCGTCTACGATAAACCCGTCATCTCCTAACCCCCCGCCTTTAATCATACGTTCGTCTGCGGTGATAATCTCCGACAGGATGACGCGCAGGTAGTATCCTTCGTCAACGTCATGCTCGCAGCCGCTACGCACGACAGCAAGGGGCAGCTTAACCTCCTCCGCCTTGCGCTCCATAGCCTCATAGATGCCGTCCTGTATCTTTGCGGGCCAGTCTGAGAGTTCCCCAGCGAGAGGGCCGGAAACGTTCACAATCATTTCGAATGTGCGTATCTTGTTCGTGTTTAATGTCATCGGTTTCTTATCGCCTCTCTTCTGGCTAACCGCTTCATGCGGTCACGTTGTATCTTAGCTTGCAGGTCTTCCCGTGCTGCCAGCAGTAGACCTAGGCGTTCGTCTACAAGCCGAGCTATACCGCGCCACACTTCGTCGTACTCTGCGTCGCTCTGCTGTCCGTACGTGAGACCGAGTAGAGGTTCGACCTCCTTGTACGGTACGCCTATAAGGCTGGCTAGCTTCTTAGGTGTTACGCCTAGCCCTCTGCACAGCCTGTCGATTACACCTTCTGGCATTTATTTGCCCAGCGCTGTAATTCGTCGGCGGCTTCGACGCAAAGCAGGCCTCCCGCGCTTGGGAAACTTTCTGCGTAGTTGCGCAGCCTGTCTGCAAGGCCGTTTATGCGGTGTGCATCTTCCGGCGTCACGTATACCGGGTCCGACTTGTACTCTTGCACGTCAAGCTGGCTTACCTCTGTGGTCAAGCCGCAAGCGGGAGGCTCTGGGTCGTTCATGTCCCAGATAAGGCCGCAACGGTGGCAGACCATCTGGTCCGACTGCTGGAATGCTTTACACCCGCTCATGGCTTCTCTCCTTACTGTTCAGGTACAGGTGTGCCGTCCAACAGGTGAATGGCTTCTGTAAGTTTGGTTGCATGTTCGAACAAGATTTCGCGGATTACCGCTTTCTGCTCGGGGTCAGTGATGGGGTCTCCCTTACCGTTCACTTTGTTGTTGAACGACGCACGGGAGATACCGAGCTTTTCTGCCACGTCTTTGTCTTTGACGCTGGCGTAGGTCTTCATAAGCTCAAGCACTTTAGGGTCGAGAGCGTCGCCGTTCTCTTCCGCTGCCTTCTTAGCGGCAGACTTGCGCTTAGCTTTCGGCTTAGGCGCTGCGGCTGCTACGGCGTTATCAAACGCTTCGATAGGTTCGCCGTCACTATACGCAAAGCGGTTCGCCGTCAGTTCGACGTACATTTCGGCCAGTAAGTCAAGACCCTCCGCGCCTACGGCCTCGCGGAACAGACGTAACGCGTGCGCTTGGTCTACAGACAGTTCGGTGCGAGCCGCCGCGCTGGCTGCGAGCCCTTCGTCAGTGTCAGACATAAGGTCGAGTTCGTCGTACACCTCCATGACGTCGGGGATATCCCCGATAAGCTCGGCGTTTTCGATAAGGAACTTAAGGGCGTCTACCGCGCCCTGACGCACGGCTGCGGCGTCGATACCTTGCTCTTGCAGTGCGCCGAGAGCGGCCTCAACGTCTGATTTGACAACACCAACAGCGGCTAAGATTTGGCCCGGCTTACGCTTGGAGCATAGCTGCTTGTAGACTTCCATAGCTGCGCTTTTAGCTAGCGCTTCAACTGCGCCTTGCTCGTCAAGCCGAGTATCTACGGTTTTCTGCCCAAGCCAATCGGCGGACAAAACCCCCGCCCACGGCTGCAACGCCTCGTCAACTGCGTCGTCAACTGCGCTGTGCCACTCGTCCGCGTTCTCGTCAGTGATGTCGTCGGTGTCTCCGTACATCATGCAGTGCGTTTCGTAGGCTTCGGTCAGCGCAGCCTCTACGTTCTGCATAACTCCCGAGATAACCGTGTCTTCTACAACCTTAGCAGCCGCTTTCATGGCTTGGTCTACCGACACGCTTCGCTTGTTAGCAATGGCAGGGTGCGCGAGAAACTCGGAAAGGACCTTTCCCTTGCTGCATAGGCCTTCGATAGTTAACTGGGTCATTAGTTTCCCTCCTAGGGGTTGAAAGTTACGAGGCGGCGACTACACCCGGTCCACGGGCTCCCGCCGCCTCGTCAGTAAGCTAAGTCCCCTAGGCTTACTGTTTCTTTTTATCCGCAGCAGGCTTGGCGGGTGCTGCTTTAGGTTCTTCCGGCTTCGCGTCACCCAGACGCCAGACGCGCACGCCTTCCGCCACGGTGCGGACCGCAAAACGTGCGTTCGGGTGGGACTTGCGGAAGCGACGCGTAGCGCCAGCCATGCGGTTCGAGACGACACGGGCCTGCTCTTTGAACACCTGTGCACGTTCTTCCGGGTCCTTAACGTTATTGGGGACGGCTACCGGAAGGAGGAAGGACTGGTCAGCCTTCATGTCCGCAAACGGGTACTTCGTACCGCCGCCTACAGCGCGGCTGATAGCCGGGATTTCGATTTTATCTTCAAGTTTAAATTCCATGATTTCTCTCCTTAGCGAGATGGGTGACGTTTATGGGTAACATGTTATGCACTACACGTCTGTACGTGTCAAGCGATATTTTAAAGTTTGTCGTCGCCGAGTACGCCTAAGCGCTTCTTGACACGCGCTTCGTGCGCGTCAAGTGCAGCGTACAGCCCGGGCAGCTCGTCCTCCCGCCAGCCTTGATGGGGGAGGCCCGTCGCATCCTGCACAACTTTGTCGATGGCGTCAAGCACCGCTTGCCTTAGCACGGACGTTTCGAGCGTGTCAAACTGCCTGCTTGTCAGGTTCACGATAGCGCAAAGCGCTTCCTGAGACTTAAACGTGCTGACCACGGCTACGCTCGGGATATTGCCGGGGTAGCAGAAAGGACGCAAAGTTTCCTGTATCGCCTTCTTGCCTACTCCGGCTTGTGCGGCTGACTGTACGGCTTGCATTAAGTCGTCGTATGCGTGCGTCATAGCGTTACTCCCTCGTGCTAAACGGTAGGTCTTCAATGTTAACCCATTGACGTGGACGTCTTACCGAG